GAGGTTTCAACCAATAAATTTTACCATCTTTATATCTAAAATATTTTCTAGCTTCTTCAAAAGATAACCTATTATGTAATTCAACTTTTTCATGTTTTATTGTTGGTAAATTTGCAATTTTTATTTTTAATTTATCTTCATCAGGTAAATAACATCTCATTTTAAATAGTATTTTTTTTAGTGCTAATTTTTTAATTAGCATGAGAGGAATGCTTATTAAGCTAGTAATAATTTACTAGCTTAATTTTTATCAAATATAGTTTTTAATATATAACTTATGATAATAATTAATAAAATTATAATCATAAAAATAGATATAATACTTGTAACCATAAAGTTTAAAATTTAGGTATTATTTCAATAGATTTAATATATAAACTTGTAAATGAATTATCATTATTTTGCATTTCTAATTTAGATTTTATATAAATATTATTTTTTTCTATATTTTTAATAAAATCAGCAGTTTTATTTAAAACTAATTCATCTCTTCTTTTTAATTCATCAATAGTAAAAACGTTTAATCTAAGTAGTAATTCAGTTAATTTATTATATTCTGGTTGTTCTTTATTTTTACCTCTTCCTTGTGCTTTTATATGTTTTATATCTGGACTAACATTTGTACCTGTCAATATAGTCATTTTTATATTTTCTTTACTTCCAACAATTTCAAAAATAAATTTGAAAGCTTTTTGTGTTACATCATCAGCTAAATATCTTGTAGTTCTTTTTTGACTAGAATTGATTAAAACTCTATCTATTTTTACTAATTTACCTTTTATATAGCCTTTATCATCTTTTAAAGGAGTGTTAGCAAAAGTTAAAAATTCATCTATATCATATACTTCGCCTGTTTCTTCATCGTAATTTTTAGTCATAATTATAAACCTATATATTTTTTTATTAAAATTTACATTGTGTTATTTACAATATACAATTTACATTAAAAAACAACAATAAAAAAATTTTTTTTAATATTAAAAAAAATATATTGACAAAATAATTATATATATTTAATATTAATATATGTATAAATTAAAAGATATAGGTATGATATGAATAGAAATAGGAAACAATGGACTTTATCTCTTAATGATGAGTTAGAAAATGAAATTAATAATTATAAAAAAATGTATAACTTAAACGAGAATAAAGAAGTCTTAAGTCATTTATTAAAAAATGCACTTAATTTAAGTACTAATACATTAAATTCAATTAATAAAATTTGTGATGAATTTCAAATTACAAGAAATGATTTATTATCACCAATAATAGAAAAACATATTATTAAAACACTAAAAAAAGATGGTGTTGTTAAAGAAAAAAATAAACATACTTTAAAAGCTGAAAGTGAGTTATTAGAAGTTTTAAAAAATATTGTTGAAGAAAATAATAATAAACCATCTAAAGAAAGAAAATTTATAACTCAATCATTGGTTAATAATTATTTAATAATGCACAGTGATAAATATAAATTGAAAAGTATGCCTGTAATAAGAAGAGTTTTAGCTGGATTAACAGATATAGATATTAATTTTATTAAGGAATATCACCAACAAAATAATTTAACTATTAATAGTAATTTAAGAAAATAATTTTATGAGTACTCGGGCAAATTTAATTAATGTTTTTATAAGAAATCTTGAGAGTAATAACAATGTTCAAAATATCTGTATAGATGAGAAAAAATATATTGATAATAAATATATAACTATTGGTAGTCGTAAAACAACTTATTCTGAATATAGAAAATTTATTAAAAATAGTTGTTTAATTGACGATATAAAAAATCAAGCTTTAAAAATTTTAAAATTAACAAAAAATGAGGCTTGTGATTATAGAGACAATAAAAAAGTTAAAGTTTATTCAAAATTAAACAATTTAAAAGTTATTAAAGATATTGATGGGTATATAGAGACAGGCATTTCTCTAATAAAACAACCTAGTTATATTGATAAAATTCTTGGTTTTTGTTGTGTTACAGGTAGAAGACCCGCAGAAATCGGTTGTAGTGCAGATTTTTCTTTTGTAAATATAGAAAATTTAAACTTTACTGGACAATTGAAAACTAAAAGCGATGAATTAAAAAGTTATGTTATACCTTGTCTTATGAATACAAGCGACTTTTTAAGGTACTGGCGAGATTTTAGAGAACAACACACTAAAAATATAATTGATAAAAACGAATATAGTTTAAATGATTTTTACAGCACAGAATTAACTAAAAAATTCAATTCTTCTTATTCAAAAGATATGTCTATGAGAGTAAAAAAGTATTTTAAGAATTTTTTAGGTGATGAAGTAACTACTTATAATTTAAGGCATACATACGCAACTATAGCAACAATGAAGTTTAATAATATGAGTGATAATCTTATTCATGATGATGTATTTAGAGCTAAAATACTCGGACATGATGAAAACGACCTTGATAGTGTTAATACTTATAAACAGTTTCTAAAAATATAAATGATTATGTCTAAAGAAAAAATATGTAAGGTCTGTCAGGCTTTTAAAGATAAAAATTATATTAATGAAATAGTATTACATATTAATAAATTAATAAAATCAAAACAACCAACAGATATTTTAAATAAAGAAAGCGGATTAATATTTACTAATCATTATTATAAAAAACATCGTGAAGAGTGCCTTATCAATTTTGAAATTCCAATTGAAAAACAAAAAATTGTATTAAAAGAAAATATAGAAAATACTGAAAATTCTTTTAATTCTTCAACAGATATTTATAAAATTATAAATGAATATCGTAATATGTCTTTTGAAGATAAAGAGAAAGCTCATTTAAAAAATATTGATGAAATTAAATATTTGATTGGTTATATAACAATTAATAATTTAATTAATAGTGGTAATTATAAAGGTTTTATTATTAAAGATGATATTAATTCATTAAAAACTATTAATGATATAGCTAATGATAATATAAATTTAGATTTTAAATTATCTTTTAAAGGTAAAAATTCACAAGAAATTTTTAATAATAGTATTGAAGATTTTAATCAAGGTAAAATAAGTTTAAGACAAATGTTTGATATAACTAAATTAGCTTATACGATGATGAAAATTGAAAATTATACTAATGAAAATAAATCAGTAAAAGAGCAAATTAGTATTGATGAAGCTAAAGAATTTGCAAAAGAACTAGAAGAAACAATACAAAATTTAGATGATTATCAAAATTATTTAGAATATAAAAATAAAAATGCCTAATAAAAAAGGAGTTAATTACAACTCAAAATCCGTATTAATTCTTAAAAATTACACTCCCGAAGATATACAAAAACTTTTAAATAGCGGTTCTTCTAAAAAGAATATAGCTAATAATTTAGGTATTCATTATAAAGCTCTTGATAAATATATAATTGATAATAATTTAATTTATACTACTCCCAATAGAATTAAAAAAATAAAATATAATAATAAGGATATAATTAATAACGATCCTTTAGAAAATTTTAAAAGAATATTTGCTGAAAGAAAATTAAAGAGAACATTAAAAGAGTTAAAAGATAATTACGATTAACTCTTTTTTATAAATTATAAATACTTTTTTACAGAATAAATGTTCTCTAAAACTTCTTTTTCACCTGCGAGAAAATTTTTATCGTTCAAAAAATCAATAAGTTTTATTGCTAAATCACAAAAAGCTTTTGGCACAACTACCCACTGATTATTTGTTTGAGATTTAAGCCACATAGATAATTCATGAGTATTTACACCATCAATTTTAGTAAATAACAATCTCATAAATTCTTCTTTCGGAATAAACCGATCTTTTATAGACATAATAATACCTTAATTATTTATTAACTTTTTATATTGTTCTTCATTAATAATAAAAACAGTATTATCTTTATATTGGATAGCTTGTGTTTGAATTAGAGACTTATTAATGATGATATCTAGAAATAATCTTGCGTCATTAGCTGGTAATTCTTGAAGAGTATGTAAGTCAAAATTGTATCTGTAATTATTATTCATATTAACCTCATAGCTTTATTAAAAATGGTGCTAGGGGCTAACTCAAAATTATTACAAAGTAACAATCCCGTATCCATACTTCATGCCAGAGGCATTTATAATGGTACACCCCTAGCATAAAGCTTAAAAGGTTAAATAGATAGTTGATTGTAATGATATGAGTTAGATATCACTAACATTGATAATTCTATTAAATAAAATGATATGAATAAAGAATATTCATCAATAATTAAATTAATTTGAGATTATATGCGTGAATGCGGTTACTTTTATCTTCCCTGATTTCATAACTAACTTTAGTTTTACTCTCAATAGTTTCAAGATTGATTTTCTTTAGTTCGTTGTAATAAAAGAATATGTCTTTTGATTTATCATCAGGTTTAATAAAGCCAAAACCTTTATCATTACTAAACCATGAAATAATTCCAATTTTCATATAAATACAATTTTAAATAGTAAATTGTTAGGATTATTATAATTATTAAGTGCATCAAAATAACATAATAATACCTAACAATTATATAATTTAGTTAAATTAAAGATTTTGACAATATTTAATGAAAAAATAGATATTTTTTTTGAAATGAATAGGAAATTTTGCTATAGTTCTTTTAGGAAAAATGAGATGAGGAAAGAACTATAGCGGACTAAAAAGCGACTTAATCAATACCGAGCAGGTTTTTGATTAATTCATTAAATAACATAATTAAAGAGATAATTAAAGTATTATTTAATATAACTAGATTAAATTATATAATATTTTCTTTTCATTATCAAATTTAAAACATGTTTTTATTAATAAATTATTAATTATTAATAAAATATTCTTATAGGTTCTATATAGTTTTTTACTCCTCTAACTTAATTTTTAGAGGTTTATTTATATGAGCTATAAAGACGAAGAAAATCAAAAACAACCTGTTATAAACAATCACTTAAAATCTTTATTAGGTTTAGAAGATGATTTACAAAGTAATTATTTTCTAGAAATACAAAGAAAATACTGGGAAAGTTTAAAATCAGCTAACGATAATATAAAAGTTGAAAGAGGTGATAAATGAGTAAAACACCTCTTGATATCTCACAAAAACTAACTGGAAATAATAATCAAAAATATTTTTTTAAAAATTGTAATTACAAACTGACAGGTAAAAATAAAACAGGTTATTGCGGATATTTTGATAAAAAAAACAAGCCTGCTTTACCTTATCATAAACATATTATACCGGATGAGTTGGTAAATTATCCTATTAATGAAAAAGATAATATTATATGTCCTTTAGTTGTAGATACAGAATTTACATCTTATATAAATAATTTTAATAAATTATCTAAAGATAAATTAAAAAATGTTAATAATCGTCAATTGATACAAATTGATAGACTGAATTACTTAATTAAAAAACACAATCCCGATTTAAAAGGAATTTATGAATTAACTAAAAGTTCGGAAGTTCAAGAAGTAAATGTTGATTTATTAGAAGATAAGGACTTTAAAGCTGTACCTACTATTCATTTAACAACTCAAATAAAACATGTTTTATACAATGATGAAGAAATTTTAGTTAATCCAAGATTAAAAGATTTTTATGAGAAATTTATAAAAGATAAAAATTATTTATATCCTTATTATAATGAAAATTCACAATCTCATATTTTTGATTATCTAACTTTAAAAGGGATAGATTTTAAGTTAAGTGATAAAATAGACTATTCAAATAATTTAGAAAAAAAAGAATTTAAAAAATACCCTACCTGTACTTTTAAATTATATGCTTACTTCTTACTTGCAGACTTACCTAAAATATTTCAAAACGAATTATTAGTAGATTTAAAAGAAGCTTTTAAAAATAAAAGAATAACACAAGAACGTAGACTAAAAACTAACGGATATTGTCAACAATGGCATACTTTTAGACTTATTAATATTAACGGGATTGATTACAGTCTTGTTTTT